AGAATGTACCACCAAGATCAAGAGTATCTACAAAATCATAAGTACCAGTAGCATTTGCTGTTGGATCTGTAAGTTTTAATCCACCAAGAGTAGAATCAAAAGTAAGATTTGATTTTGTTCCGTTATATGGTGTTCCATCTGTATCTTCTCGATCAGTTTTAACAGTAATCGAGTCTAGTAATTGAACGAGTGAAAGAGTTGTACTTGCTGCAACTGCACTAAATCTACCTCCATCGTCTTGAAATTTAAGAAGATAAGTTCCAGTTAAAGCAGGAGCTATAACTTCAGTTGCATTACCAGCAACAGCTTCAATAATATCTTGAGCAGATTGAAATGTTGCCGAACCACCAGTTTGATTTGTATGTCTTACATAAACACGACCACCATGTAGGACATCAATAGCAGTAGCCTGTCTAAATCTAAGTCTTACAAACTGTTCATTTATAGGTTCAATAGTCAAGTTTTGAACATTACCTGGAAGTGCTGTTTTACCTTGAGCAGTAAATGTTGTTTCAGTTGGATTCGCAGATATTTCTCCTCTTGCGTTGTATGAAAAAACTTGAATTGTATAAGTTCCTTTTACAGTATCTAAGAGTTCAAAGTCACTACTAAATACAGTTTGAGAAACATAATTACCATTCTCAACTTTGTAATTTACAAGATATTGAGTAGAACCAACAACAGGTTGCCAATCAACAATAAGTTTACTTCTAGCAATACTATTTATAACCACTGTCTGCTCTGTAACTGTTAAGTTGCTTGGAGGACTAGCTGGTTGATTTAGTATAGATATTGTTCTTGTGGGTAAAGCAGTTCCATCTTCTATAAACGCATATTTACCCTCAACATAAGATAATGCTGAAATTGTGTAATTTATATCATCTTCTTCCGCAACTTGAATAACTCTAAATAACTGAGTTTGCAAAGTTGTACTGGATATTAGATAAGGTGAGTTGACATTTGGTGCGGAAGTAAAAGCAGAAGCAGTTGTGCCATCAGGTTTTGTGACACTGTTAACTGTAAGAACTGCACCTGTAAAATCGGATATTGAACCTATCTCTACTGTTCCATCAGGAAGAATTACGCTTATTGTTGGATTGTCATTAAGAACTGGTAATCCTGTTTGTTCAAGTGCATCTATAGTAATAGTTGTAGTTGTTGCAGCTACTACACGACCACCTCTTCTTGCTCCTGCTCTTACTGGATCATTTATTTCAATTACAGAACCAGGTCTAACAACAATTCCTGCATCTATTGAAGTTGAAAATGTAACTGTCTCACTTTCATTTTGTTCAGCAAAGAGTATTGCACGGCCTAATCTTGCAGCTTGATTACGAGATGTACAAGCAAATGCTTTTACCTGTTTAACAATTGTTCCAAATTTAGATATTGCTGTTGCATCTTCTACTACTTCAAAATCTACTTCTTTTGAATCCATATTAAAGTAACTAACAGAAACAACAGAATGACGTTGTTTTAAACTGCTACCTTGATATGTAAAACCTGCTTCTCCAACATTGGCTAAATTAAATAAATAACTTGATGTAGTAGGTTTGTCTTGAGATATAGTTACAGAACCAGCAGACCATATTGGCATACATCTCATAACACCAGCTAAATCATTTATTGCTGCAAATGCTTCTTTAGGACTTTGAATATTTACGTTACAACTAAATCTAGCTTCTTTTGCACCTGATCCTGTTCCATCATCTACTTCTTCATTTGCAAACTTACTGGCAGCTACAAAACTAAATAAATCTAAATTACTATCAGTAACATGATTTCCCAGACCATATCTAGTGTTTGTGAGAAGATCTAGTAAGCACATCGCAGGGCAGTTTGTATAAACAGCAGCACCCATAACTCCATTAAATATATAACCACTTGGATAAACGATTCTGCCAGTTGCATTGTCAATAGTAGGAGTACCAGAGCTAGATGCACCTGCTCCTGGTATTCTTACTTTCACTCCTCTAATTCGATACTTTCTTGTAGGAATACGATTGAACTGTTTACTGTCAAAACGAAGAGCAGTGTAAGCACTATTGGCATAAGTTGAACTATTATCTATAACTTCTTGAAGGCTGGTAAATTGAAAAGCATTGACTCTATTGGCTTCTGTACTATCAGCCGTAACTCGAACCACTCTAACGTCAACAGGAAAAGCACCAGTAACATTTATTCTATGATCTCTAGCATAAGCATCTGCTGTCCTACCACTAACAGATGTGCTAATAACATCTGAAAATCCACCAGAATTATATTGAACTTGTATTTTATAAGCCACTGTATCTCCTCGAATATCTCCGTCATCTTCTGCCACCTGTATCTGAGGCCAAGTCAGAGTAACAATAATTGCATCTACATCTGTATTAGTAACTTGTCTGGTAACAGGAGCAGAAGTAGTTACAGTAACTCCAACGGCAGTAGGTGATCTGCTCTCAGCAGGAATACCACTCATTGCAGTTTGGTTTGACGTTCCAAACTTTGATTTAAAAGTTACATCTTGAAAGTTGAAATCAGTATCAGCAGGACTAGCACTTGTAGCTGTTGAATTTAGTATTGGAGTGTCATCAAGAAATACATCTTTTAAACTTGCGTTGTCGTATGCAGTTGTACCTTTTGTAAGACCTTCTTTTGATGCACTTGCAAAACCTTCTATCTCACCTTCAGATATTAAATCTTGGACAGTAGCAAAACTTCTACTATGTAAAGTATCAGGAGCACGATATGGAGGTGGGGGTGGTTTTGGTGGGCCTCCACCAGATCCTCTAATAAGTTTAGTTTCGTCTGTCATGCTTCTACCTGATTAGTGTCAATCGCTGCACTTATTACAACACTTCCTGTAATTATTTCACCATAAACTATTGGAACAGGAGTACCTGCTCTTGATGTATTTTGTACTCCACTGAAATTAAAAGACAACTGAGGATCTTCTTCTGAACTAAATTTTTGTGGTTCTGGTAATGGAAATAACAAATCAGTAACACCAGATAAAACTAAACTTGCACCTACATAAATGGCAGCTTTTGTTAACGCACCAGAAACCCCAGTTAAAGTACTAAATCCAGTTACACCACTTTTAAAACTAAAAGATATAGCAGGATTAACAATAAAAGCACCAGCAATTAAGGCAGCACCTAATAATATTTTTCCCATTCCTCTACCAGCACCACTTATAACTGGAATAAAATGTATATCTTCTTTTCCAACAGGATATGCTAATTCATTTTTATCAATATCATAATCACCTACTTTTACCTGATAATATTTTGGACCCATGAAACGCTCTACTTCTGGGAAATTATGTATTAAAAAACTTACTGCCTGAGAAACACTATTTACTTTTATCTCGAACTCTTTATGATAGTCTATCGGTTAAATGATGAATAACATCTCCTTCAAAAAATAATGCTACATGATTTAAAGTTGGATGCAAAATGCTCATAAGCAATACATCTCCATCTTGTAATTTTTCTTCTGGTCTAAGTTCTCTAAAATTAGTTCGCCAAGCACAATCTTCAAACAAAGGCTTATTATTAAATTCTTCTAACGTTGTAGGTCTATCCCAATCTCTAAGTTCAATATTTCTTTCTTCTTTGTACCAATCTCTTACTAAACTCCAACAATCAGTTATACCCCAAACCCATTGCCGACCTAGTAAAGGTGGCTTGTATCCACAGGGTTCTAAATATGCCCATTGTTCTGTCTTTGGATTAACAATATGCCAGGGTAAATTGCTATCTTCACAACTAATTTTATCTGCCTGACTAGGAGTAGGTGGCGTTATTGGGTGGCTGTGAACCACTCCAACTATTTCTCCTGTGTTATCAGCCTTTACATAATCTTCTGGGTCGATAATAAAACATTGATGTTCTGTCATTGAAAGATTACGGCAAGGAAAATATCTTTCTTTACCTTTTATATTTAACAACAAACCACAAGATTCTTTTGGATCTTCTTGTTGTGCATGAAGTAATGCTTTATATTTCCAAGTCATCCTACAAAAGTACCAATTGACGGGAAGATTGAACGAGTAGCTTGACGGCCTGGAATACGAACTCCAGCAAGATCTGTTGGTGCAGCAAGTTCAAATTCAACAATCTCTCTAGTTTCTGTTGCTTTACGATCTATTGAATATATCTCTTGCGGAAACTCAGCAGTAGGATCAGCAGTTGCATTTACTCCATCAGCGAAATTAACAGCATCAATAAATTTAGCTAATGTTCTAATTCTTGTAACAGTAGCTCCTGTAAGATCATTACCAGCAGTTGTTTCATTAACAGATAAAAGTATTGATGAAATTAAACCTGTCGCATTACTAATAGATATTCTAGGTCTAGGTAACTGTCCTTTTTGAAAAGCAAAACCTGATGCTTGTACAGGGAATCTAAGATATTCATTACCAGCCCATACTATTTGTCCATTTGCATCAAGATTACTGCCAGCATGAAATCTATAAATTGTATTTGCACCATGCAATGCTGTTGACAACTGAAGAGTAAATAATTCAATAATCGCTGATGGATTAATAGATTGTAAATTACTGAATACTGCTGAATTTACTGACATTATGATGCAGGTTCAAATACTTCTCTAAAAGTTGCTTGAATAGTAGCTCTATTGTTATATGGTATTGATTTGCTCCAATTTTCGCAAACAAATTCAGAAGCCGAACTTTCTCCTGGTGGAGTAAAAGTAAAGCTATCACTATCGTTTGCTCTTGCATCTAAAAAAGTTTCTATAGTATCTGCTTCTGTTTCTGAAACATTAAAAGTAAGATTAAAAATTTTTGGATTCTGATGCTGTGCTAAACCAAATAAAAGTCTATGTTCATAACCATCAGCAAAACGAATAGTGCGAGTTAATGGAGCAGATCTTTTCCGTTGACCATAAATAGGTTTAATTGAAGGAAATGTAGCCATTATGCAAGTAATCCTCCTGGTCTTTGTTGCTGTATTATTTCAGATTGTACTGCAACTGAGATAAGACGACCAAGCTCTTTGCCCTGCTCTTCATCTCCCTGCACATTAGAACCAGAAGCATCTACATTTACTACAATATTCGTTGAACCCATAGCATGATTTGGAATTATAGTACCTGCTCTGTCAGGAACAAAAAGTTCTGGACCTCTTTCTCCTACTAATGAAGGTCTACCAACAGGAGGTCTGCCACCATTAGCAAAACTGCTCATTGTAAGCGTACTTGGATCAGTTGGTCCTCGATTAAAACCTGCAAAAACATCAGTAGTTCCAGCACTAAACATATTTCCAAACATCCCAAGGATTCCTCTTGATATTTGTGCAGCCATCATTTGTGCTGCCATATCTAAGAAATGATCTGCTATACGCATAAACATATTTCTAAACGCATCTTGAACACTCATTGTTCCTTTTACTATTCCTTTAAATGATTCTTCAAAAGCACTTCCAAATGCTTTGGCAAATTCTACCGCTTGAAACCTTAAATCATTTAATTTAGCTATTTCTTTATTTAAATCTACTATTGCTGCCTTCATAGGATCAGCCATAATTATGGATTGCCTTAATAACTCTTCACTGATTTGTTTTTCAATTTCTAACTTATCTATTGCAAATTCATGTGCTCTTAATTGTTCTGCGGTCATTATTTTTGTATTCACTAATCCTTTAACTTTTAATTTTTCTTCTATTTTTAAAAGATCCATTCTTCTTTTTAAAACAGTTAAATCTTCACTTCTCATTGTGAGACTTTGTTTTTCTATCATTAATTGATCTTTCATACTAGATAATTCAAAATCTCTTCTCTCTTTAATAAGCCTTTGTAAATCTTTTTCTACTTGACCATCTAATCCTGCTTCATTCATTCTTCTTGCAAGAATATCTTTTTCAATTCTTCTGGCATATTCTTCAAAAGTTTCGCCATCAATTTCTGGAATAGGATTAATCATATTAGCAATGGCTGAAAAAATATCTACGTTTCTTTTAGCTCTAAAATTGCCTATACCAAATTTTTCCATAGCTAAATTTCTTGCCTCAATCTTTGCATCTCTTCTTACTCCTATTTCAGTAGTGTTGCCTAAAGTATCATTTACTATTTGTAAAAACTTTGTCAAAGGTCCAGCCACAAGTAAAGTTATTCCTGTTCCTAATTTTTGTAATTCATTGGTAAATTTTATTGATTCCTCTCCCAATTCTGTAATAGTTTTTCTATTAGTATTAAATGTTTGATTAAATCTTTCTAATACTGCTTCGGCTGCTACTCCTTCTAAACCTAGATCTTTTAATGTAGAAATAGTATCTCCAAAAGGTGTGTTAGCTGCTCCTATTTTTTGAGTAAGTAAATCAACATTTTTTATTGGATTTCTTAATGCCTCTCCTAGCTCTCTAGCTGATTGAGCTAACCTATCAAACTGAGCACCTACAACTGTACCTACTAAAGATAAGGCAAAACCAAACTGACCACCTTTTGCACCACCAGCAGCACCACCAGTTGCACCACCAATAGATGCACCCAAACCCTGTCCAAATAATAAAGGAAATGCACCACCAATAAGTGCATTAGATTGTGCTTGTCGCATCCTATTTTGAAAATCTCTTCCTCTTCTTACTCTTAATAATCTATCCTGCCTTCTCTGTATTCTTCTTTGTTCCATTATAGAACTTTGGACTTCAGCAGAGACTTGTGGACCTTGCATTATCGGAGATGCCTGTCCTGGTCCTATCGGTCCAGCATATTGATTAAATAACGATTGTTGATTTTCCATCTTCATTCTTCTCAACTCAACATTTTGTTTATTAAGTTGTTTTGTTCTTTCCTTTGCTGCTTCTGTCTGACCAATCTCCATTTGGAACAATTTGTCCTGTATAGCCATTCTTTCTCTTAATGACCTCTCAATATTTACACTTTGTCCAAATAAACTTTGACCAGGTATTAATGAAGAACTCGCACCTGTCACTAATCCAGTATTAGGAAAAGGAGAAACAGGACCAGCAGCAGAACTATATTGATTTGCACCTCTTGATAATTTTCTTCTTCTTCTTGCAATAGATTTTGAAACTGGATCTGAACCAACACCAGAACCAGGTAAAGGCATTTTTCCTGTACCTCTTAATCTATTAAGCAATCTATCTCTTTGCTCTAATTCTCTATTTAGGTCTTTTTCTGCTTTAATTAACTGTCTTGCAGCTTTTTCTTGCATTCGTGTGCCAGAAGCTACTGCATCAAAATTTCTTTTTGCTAATGCTAAATTTCCACTTAAATTATCAAAACTTTTTACTAAAGCACCAACTAACGCTTCTTGTACCTTTACAAGTTCATTTACTGCTTGTATTTGTCTTGAGCTAGTTTGTAATTGTTTATTAAACCTAGTTATCTTCTCACTACCCTTAAGAGCAACAGTAATATCGACAATATAATTAGCCACTTACTATAAAAGTTAAAACATTTTCTCTATATTACCTTCTTTTGCCTTTTAAAGCACTACTTCTTTGTGCTTGTTCTTTTTGTTTTTCATATTCTTCATTTTCAATTTCTGCAAAAGCAGCCCAACCTATCATTTCTTCAATGGTCAAAGTTTCACATAGTTCAGCTACAGTTTTATGTAACTGCTTTGCTAGTCCATAAATAAACTGCCAATCTTTATTTGCTTTTTAAATCGGCTTTAGCCTCTTTTACCTCCTTATCAGCACCAGCACTTATCATTGCTAATTGTATTTCCTCAAGAACAGATGCTTCTATTTCTCTTCTTAATGAAGCTTTATCTCCATCTTGAAAAAGTTTTGTTCCCTCTTTATCTAATGCTTTTTCTATCATCATTTGTAAAGCATAATCATTAGCATCATTACTATTAGATTTTTTTTGTATTGCTTCTCTCTCAGCAATAGTTAATGGATGCCAATAGACAGTAAGGATAATCTCATCATCTTGTTTGATGTCATGTTTATAAAGTTGAGAAACACCAAACTTGTTTCTTAACAGATCAACTGCTCTAGTCATATATAAAAGTAATATTACATTACTATACTACGCATTTGCTGTGAATTGGCAAGATATTAAACCAAGAAAGTGTGAAGAATCATCTAAAGGTATAGGAGAAGGACCAACAATATCTAAAACTCTAGGTTTACAACTAAAGGTATCTGTATAACCAGAAGCATTAACAGAAGTAAGCCCATCAATTACAGCCTCCCCTAATTCAGACAACACAGAACTACCTTTTCCTCTCGGAACATAAACATTACACTGAATTACACCAGAATAAAAATCTTGTGATGCTCCCTGTGTTTGAGATGTGGATTGTGAAAAATCAACCGACATAACAATATATTTTTTAGTTTTACCAGGTGTTTTATACACCATATTGTCATAAATCATTTCAACAGTTGGGTCTATATCCGCTACTGCATCTGTTACTGCTTTTTCAAAAGCTGCTCTGGTGTTAACTAAAGTCATAGATTAGTGTAATCAACAAATTCTCTTTCTGGATCAGCAAATGGTCCAATACCACCTTGACCACCTTTGAATCTTCTACTTGCAATATCAATTTTGGGTCTTTTTTCAGTAAATATTGCATTAACAAGAGGTCTTAACTCTCCTTGAATAAATTGAGGAATTTTACTTCTTTTTGAACCCAAAGCACTGGCAGCATATTGTGATCTATTTCCAATATAAACTTTAGAATAAATTTTAAAATTAAATTTTATTTTATCCAAAAATCTTGGAAAAACTACTGCATTTGGAGATGGTCTACCTTTAAAAGTTGGTTCAATATTACTCCACGGAGCAAAATCTTCTCTTTCTTGGTCTGGTCTAGGTCTTTGTGTGCTGGCTGTCCAACTTGAAGCAAAAAAACCAGTATCAATAGGACTTACTGGATCATCTTCTGATGATAATTCAAGTATCGTAGCTCTTACAAAATCATTTAAATCCTGTTCTAAATTAGCTGTTAAATCTGATCCTGCATTACCAACATCTCTAGGTTTAGCCATTAGAACCTCACTAATAAGATAAACAAATAAGTTTGTCCACCCTGTTTTGTATCTATATTCATTATCTGTGCTACTTTGGCAGATCCAGCATAAGTTAATGTAACTTCATCATCAAAAGTTGGTTGATTATTTCCAATTAAATCAGGTGTAATATATACCTTTGCTTCCCTTCTTTCTCTACCATTATCTTCAGCAGATTGTATAAATTCTACAGGTGCTTTTAAATCTGAATAAGTCGTATCAACAGTAATATTTTCTCCTGTTTCCACGTTATAACTAGAAATTCCTTTCTTTGTATAAGTAATAGTTGTATCAAGAGAATCTCCCAAAGTTGCAACTATATCTTTAGCAACACTTTTTAATAATGAATCGAGTTGACCTGCCATTATCCTCTAACCACTCTCATCTGAAAAGCACCTGCTCCACCTAGCATATATGCTCCAAGATAACTTTGTAACCACGGGTAAACATCCATAATATTATTTATAGATCCAGTTCCCTGACTATCAGTATTATATTTAACTTGTATATCTCCTAGTTTTACTTCAGAAAAATTACCATCTTTACCTGTAGTGCCTGTAATAGCATCAGTATCATTTGCCAAAGCTCTTGCTAATTCATATTGTGCATATTTAATATTTAATGGAATTGTAGAACAGGCTAATTCGACACCATCTACTTGATAATTATTTCTAGGAAACTTAAGTGCCTGACCATCATCACATCTATCTCCATAAAATACAAAACTATCAATCCATCTTGTAGCTGATATTAATGCTCTGTTTTTTTGATCGTCTGTTTTATTTGTCCAAGTTGAAGAATCTGGAACTGTCTCAAAATAACTATTAGCTTCTGTCAATGTGACATAGCTATTAGCATTAGCATCTTTTATAGTTGCATTTATAGTGGCTGCCACGATAAGAAAGTAATTTTAGTTTTATTGTAGCGTAAAGAAAAAACCCCACCAATAATTGATGAGGTTTTTAATGACCACTTTCTAATACTATTAAGAAATAGTTGAAGTATCAAGTGGTGAGTTAACGATTAGCTCAACAATAGGAATTAAATCTACATCATATGTAGCAGCCCAGTTGCTTGAACTCATTAACTGAGCATTAGTTGGGTTATCTGTAGCAGATGCCCACTTAGTACCCATAATGTGATAAGCAGTATGATAATCAACTGACATAACATCTTGCTTAGATAAGATGTTTCTATCTGATTCAATGCTTAGTG